GACACGATAGCAATGAGTTTTAGTTGCTATAGTTTACACGAAAGCTCGCCATGAAAAAACCTGGATTACTTGGACTCTACGCAAATATCCACGCCAAGCGTGAACGCATAGCCAAGCAAAAGGCTGCGGGCAAGACTCCAGAGAAGATGCGTAAGCCTGGTAGTCCTGGTGCGCCAACGGCTAAGGCTTTCAAAGAATCAGCTAAAACGGCTAAGAAATGACTGCCGCTTGGACTCGTAAGGAAGGCAAGAACGCCAAAGGTGGTCTTAACGAGAAGGGCCGGAAGTCTTACGAGCGTGAGAATCCTGGGTCTGATCTAAAGGCTCCTGTTAAGTCAGGCGATAACCCGCGTAGAGCGTCTTTTCTTGCGCGAATGGGTAACATGCCAGGGCCAGAGAGAAAACCAGATGGGAGCCCTACCAGACTGCTCCTGAGCCTAAAGGCGTGGGGCGCAAGTTCTAAGGCTGATGCTAAGGCAAAGGCTAAGGCCATCTCGGCGAGGAACAAAAAGTGAAGCGTAGAAAAGGACTGCTAGACGAGGAGAAGTTTCTTCCTCCGTTGCCTGAGCAACTACCGAGGGGCGTAAGTTCGCTGCCAGGGTACGGTCAGACAAGTCCTATCGCGCAGGGATTGCTAGGGTTTACAGGTAGAAACCCAACGTACTCGGTGATGGATCCACAGGCTCAGAAGATGTCTGAGGCTTACAGACTAGGCGAGCAAGCAAGTGTCGCTAGTCAGCTTTACGGGTCTGTGGCTCCGTTTGCGGTTGCTTCTTCGCTTAGTAAGTTAAACGCTTTGCCAGGGGCTGCTGTCTACAGAAAGTCAACGCCCACTGCTCCAGATCCATCTGTTGGTACTAGGTTTGAGCGAGAGTTTCTTGGCGGTTTGGCAGAAAGGAAACCGATTGATCTTGAGCAGTACAGGGGAGCAAGCCTGATGGTTTTGCCGTGGGATAGCTCAAGCAGAAACTATCGAATTACATCTGTTTCGGATGAGCTTTTGCCAAGACCTGTTGTTACGCATGGTGGCTTTGATTACACAAGAGATCTTGAACATATAAAAGAAGGTATTGCTGGAGCTTCAAATCTCGGTATTGCAAAGAGAATTAGGGATAGAGACATTGTCGCTAGAAGAGAAAACCTAGAGGCTGGAGGAACCGGAGAGGTTTTGCATGCGCCTATTACGATGGGCTCAGGATCAGAAAACTTCTCGGTGCAACCGACAGAGGTATTGCTTGGCCTGATTGATCGTGCAAACGTTTCAAAGGGCGTTATTGACGATCTCAATAAAGAGATTAGAGAGCTTAAGATATTTAAGGGAACTGGAGAATCTAGAAAGACGTTGCAGCCATTCAAAAACTTCCGCGGCGTTACCTCAGAAGAGGGAAGGGTTCAGCTTTACCGCGGGGGCGATGGTCTTGAATCAACAGAGGGCGAATTAAGAAAAGCTCTTGTTGGCGTAATGTCTAAGAAGAAGTTTCAAGAGCAATTTGGGTTTAATGCTGAAGATGTGTCCGCGGCCATAATAAGCCCGACTTTAGCTGGAGTTCCTAAAGGCTACATTGGTGATGCTTTGTTTTCTACTAATCCGGCCAGTGGGATGCACTTAAGGCCATCAAAAAACGCAACTTACAACACAGACTTTACTGGCGAATACGAAGGATCGCTTGGGTTAAGCCTACCTGTAGAAGTCCTGATGAAAAGGACGTTCGACAGGATTGCTCAAGAGCAGGCTGGTAAATCAGGCGACATCAGAAACATGACTATAGGCGCATTAGAAAAGCGTAAGGAGGGTGTTTCTGAGATCATTGATGATTACATGCTCGATCAGTACGATAAGTATCTGAGGCAACAGAGAAGGCTAGGCTTACTCGACTGAGTTTATGATGTTGCTTGCATGGAATTTAAGCATGTGAATGGCGTTTTCTAAAAACTCAACAAGTGCGTAGTCATCAAGTTTTAAGGCTTCGTCATCAAGGTCAAGGTTCATGCCTGATTCTTTTGTTTCTGTGATAATGATCTTCATAGTAACTCCTGATAGACCTAAAATTGTATGAATTTTGAGCCCAAAATTGGTTGTTTTTACGCAACATGAGATAGTAAAGTAGAAATGGAAACAACGAAGTGGATACCTCCAAACGCAGGAAACGGCAGGCCAAAGGGTTCGCCTAATAAGTCCACTGCTGCGGTGAGAGAGGCCATTGCGAAAATGGCTGAGATGAACGCTCCGAGGTTCGCAATGTGGTTGGATGAAGTGGCTCAGAAGAGCCCAGAGAAGGCTTGCGACATCTATCTGAGAGCAATCGAGTACCACATACCTAAATTAGCGCGAACAGAGGTAACGGGAACTGACGGTCAACCTGTCCAAATGCAAGTGTCATGGGCGCAACCCGAATAGTCATACCGTATGCGCCAAGGGAGCAGCAGCTAAAGATCCACAATGCGCTATCAGACAAGCGTTTTGCTGTTGTTGTCGCGCACAGAAGATGTGGAAAGTCCGTATCTGCGATCAACCATCTCATTCGAGCAGCGATAGAAAACAACAAGGAGGCTCCGAGATATGCGTTTATTGGGCCTACCTATTCTCAGACCAAACGAGTTATCTGGGATTACCTCCTCAAGTTTACCCAACCACTTAACGCCACTGCCAATATTGCGGAGCTACGGGTTGATTTCTGGGGCAGAAGGATTCAGCTTGCAGGATCTGATAACCCAGACTCTCTTAGAGGACAGTATTTCGATGGGGTTGTATTCGACGAATTTGGCGATCAAGACCCGCGTATCTGGTCGGAGGTGGTTCGTCCAGCCTTGTCGGACAGGATGGGATGGGCCTTGTTCCTCGGTACACCTAAGGGCGCGAATCACTTTAAGACCTTAAGAGATCATGCAGCAGAGCACAACGATTGGGCCATGCTTGAGTTCAGAGCGTCAGAGACAGGTCTTATCCCTCAATCTGAACTCGATGCCGCTCGATCAGAGATGGGAGACGACAAGTACCTGCAAGAGTTTGAGTGTTCCTTTGACTCAGCTATCGAAGGTGCGTATTACGGACAGCTTCTCAATGAGCTACCGTCTGAGCGATTCGGAGAGATCCCAAGGGACGGGATAGCCAAGACTTATTGCGCGTGGGACTTAGGGATAGGCGACTCCACTGCTATCTGGGTCTGCCAGAGGGTTGGTTTAGAGACAAGGCTTATAGACTTCGTTGAGAACCACGGTCAGGGTTTAGATTGGTATGTGAACTGGCTCAGGACGAACAACTACGAGCTTGCAGAGCAGTTACTTCCGCATGACGTACAAGTGCGGGAATTAGGCTCAGGCAGATCAAGGCTCGAACTTCTACAAGAGGCAGGCTTAAACATCACAATCGTGCCAAGGATGGGTGTTGACGATGGGATACAGGCCGTAAGAAGGCTGATTCCTTATTGTTGGTTCGACTCCAAGACTAAGCGTGGAGTGGACGCGCTAAGGAATTATCGGCGACAATACGACGATAAGCGTCAAGTCTATTGGGATAAGCCTCTTCACGATTGGGCATCTCACGCAGCAGACGCATTTCGGTATTTAGCGGTCGGGATGAATGAGACAACAAGTTGGTCCAAGCCTCTGAAACCTAACGTATCTTGGGTGGTCTGAAATGGATGATGGTCGGCTGAAAGCAATCCTACAAGGCGAGATCGACAACGCCATTGGTTTCTTAGAGACAGAGACCGTCGAGCAACGCAAGAACGCGCTCACTGCGTATATGAGGGACCCGTACGGTAACGAGGTCGAGGGCAGGTCTCAGATTGTTACGGGTGAGGTTGCTGAGGCTGTAGACGGGATGCTGCCTCCTCTCATGCGTTTGTTTACCTCTGCCGATCAGATCGGCGTGTTCGAGCCCGTAGGACCAGGCGACGAGCCATTAGCAGAGCAGGCAACCGAATACTGCAACTGGGTGCTGATGAAGCAAAACCCAGGTATTGCAATCATGCACGATTGGTTTAAGGACGCGATCCTTCAGAAGGTCGGGATCGTCAAGGCTTACTGGGATGACTCTATTTCGGTCAATAAGGAGCAGTACGCTAATTTGACCGACGATGAACTTGCAATGCTTTTGTCTGATGGGACGATGGAGATCGCAGGTCAAGAGACGATAGAGCAAGAGATGGACGGGCAAGTCATGCGTGTCCATAACGTGGCTCTGATGAGAAAGACCAAGGCAGGCAGGGTCAAGGTCGAGAACGTACCTCCAGAGGAGTTCCTGATCTCTAAGGCAGGCAAGACCGTGAGAGACACGCCATTTGTCGCTCACAGAAAGCTCATCACGAGGTCAGACCTGATTGCGATGGGGTTCGATGCCGAGATCATCATGAACCTTCCTGTTTACAACGACCTAGAGTTCTCTGCCGAGTACATTGCAAGATACAACAGGGACGAGCAGCCCTTCATGGAGCCTAGTCTCGATAAGTCGATGCAGACGGTTGAGGTGTTCGAGTGCTACCTAAAGACTGATTACGATGGTGATGGGATTGCGGAGCTAAGGCAGGTTTACTTCTCTGGGAACGAGATACTTGCAAATGAAGAAACCGACTATGTTCCGTTCTACTCTATTTGCCCTATTCCGATACCTCATCGCTTTTTTGGGGATTGTCCTGCTGATCGTACAGTCGATCTCCAGCTTATCAAGACTACTGTAACGAGGCAGATGCTGGACAATATGTACCTTCAGAACAATACCCGAATGGGTGCTGTCGAAGGTCAGGTCAACCTGGATGACCTCTTAAGCGTTACGCCTGGTGGTGTGGTCAGGCTCAAGAATCCTGCCGCTCTAGTCCCGATACAAACACCTCCTGTCGGCCAGCAAGCCTTCCCGCTTCTTGAATACTTAGACCAGGTTCAAGCTAAGAGAACGGGTCTCACAGAGGCTTCCCAGGGCTTAGACCCCAACATCTTGCAGAACGTGACTGCTGCGGCAATTGCGGCGCTCACACAAGCATCACAGGGCAAGATCGAACTTATCGCTCGTGTTTTTGCTGAGACAGGTGTAAAAGACTTATTCAAAGGACTCTTACATCTCTTATGCAAGTACCAGGACAAGGCAGTCATCCTGCGGATGCGTGGGCAGTACGTCCAATACGATCCGAGAGAGTGGTCGAACCAATACGATGTCTCAGTGAATGTGGGTCTTGGGACAGGCAACATCGAGCAAAAGATGGCGATGCTCTCAATGGTTCTCTCAAAGCAAGAGCAGATGCTCCAGATGTTGGGTCCAAACAATCCTTTAGTGTCGCTCTCGCAATATCGTGCAACGCTCGGAAAACTGGTTGAGGCGGCAGGGTTTGCGGATTCTGCTGAGTTCTTCAAGCCTGTCACACAAGAGGTCGATCAAGCCCTTGCTCAACCCCAACAGCAAGGTCCAGATCCTGCGGTCCAGATGATGATGGCTCAAGCTCAAGCAGACATCGAGATCAAGCGTCAGAAAGCAATGGCAGACATTCAACTTGCGAGAGAGAAAGCCGTAGCCGAGTTAGAGCTTAAGAGGCTGGAGTTCGAGGCCGAGGCTCAGATGAAGGCTATGAAGGTAGGCGCAGGCATAACCAGCAACATCGAGATACCAGGGTAATCATGGCTACTTACAACGGCTATACAACGGACCAGCTTCGGGCGTTTGTCGATCAGTATTTCTCAAACCCGAATAGCGCGGACATCCAGTATCTTGTCAACCAGGGTCTGATACCAAACACCAACCCTGATACGTTGCTCTACTTTGGCCTGACTAATATGTTGGGCTTTAGTCCGAGCCAAGCCCAGGCAGCGGTGTCGGATGTGTTCTCTGCTTCGTCTGCTCCTGAGCCAGGAACGCCTGAGCCTGTCTACGAACCACCTCCGGTTTACGAGCCGCCTCCAGCGCCACCTCCGGTTTATGAGCCTCCTCCAGTTTACGAACCTCCTCCGGTCTATGAGCCACCTCCGGTTGTAACGCCACCACCTGTTACAACGCCAACGATTACAGATGTAATCAATGCGGTAACTCAACCTGTTACTCCAACGCTTGAGTCCTGGCAGAAGCTCGATGCTAGCGGAAACATCGTCAACAAAACGATGGCCGACTACACGATTGCCGAGATGATTCCGTATGCTCAGAACATCATCGCCCAACAACAAGCGGCAGGGACGTATGTAACGCCAGCGCAATTCCAAGCGTTTGCCGCGCAGCAAGGCGTTCCTGAAGGCCAGATTCCGATGTTGATTGCTGGCCTGACGTTCCCAACGGCTCCAGTTACACCAACAACTCCGACGACCCCAACGACCCCAACGACCCCGACAACTCCGACGACCCCAACAACACCGACAGGAACAAGACCGCTCTCTGCTTATACAAGCGCAGAGATGATTCCGTACATCCAAAACCTGCTCAACAGCAATCCGTATGCAACATCACAAGCGGTTAGGCAGTATGCGTTATCACAAGGTGTACAACCTGGTGTGATTGACGCGGCATTGTCTGGCGTTCAGATACCTACGGCCACCTTTTCTAACTTCACGGTTGGTGGAGGCAACACCAAGTTAGCAACACCGACCACAGACTTCTTTTACGGTGTCGGTCCTACCGAGCAAGCTCCGTATATGTTCAAGTCCGGTGCTGCCGGATATACGCGTCTGTTGCCTCAGTCCTTAGAGTTTGGCATCCCTGCTGTCACGGGAACCAAACCCTTGTTTACGCCTGGTATCTTCGATAAAGCAGCACTGCAACAAAGTTATGAGGCTCAGACCGGAGCAACCTACGGCGGAGAGTCGGTTCAAGATCAGTTGCAGCAAGCAAGTTACAAAGGCGGCAAGATAACCGAAGAGAAGATTGCTTACGAGAAGGGCGGCAAGGTAAAGGGTCTGTTAGGCCCAAATCCTCCGACTCCAGATGATGGTTACGGAAGTCTCCAGGTCGGTGAGTACGTCATCCGCAAGAAGGCTGTTAACAAATATGGCGAGGATTTCTTGAAAGCGCTCAACGAATCACGGTTACCTAAAGACAAGGTTAAGAGTCTCTTATGACGAAATGGGAGCGAGCCAAGGCTTTACTTGGCGATGAGTTTCTGCAAGAGGTCTTTGCCGAGTTGGAAAAAGACAACATCTTGCGTATCATCAACAGCAATCCTGATGAGATTGACAAACGCGAAGAGGCTTACGGGTCGATTCGGGCAGTCAATCAGGTAAAAGCCCGTTTGGAAGCTATTGCCGCCGAAGGCGAGATGGTGAAAAAACGGTTTCGTATATTTTGAATTGAGGTTAGTTTATGGAAGGCAGCAACCCGCAAGGGACTAGCTTGACAGTGGGACAGGCAGCAAATGCGTTCTTAGGGATGATGGGTGGCGGCGAACCTCCGCAGGAGCAAGTTCAAGACCAACCAGACGAGCAAGAGCTTGTTGCCAGTGAATCTGAGCCAGAGGAGTCTGGAGAGGAAGTTCAAGAGGAGGAACAGCGTTTTGTCGTAAAAGCAGCAGGCGAAGAACGCGAGGTGACCCTCCAAGAACTGATCGAAGGCTACCAAAAGGGTACGGATTACCACAAAAAGACTAATCAGCTTGCCGAGCAGAGAAAGACGGTCGAGGCCGAGAAAGCTGCAATCGAGCAAGCAAAGCAGGCGAGAGATGCTTACTCAGAGCGTTTGAAGGTGATGGATAACTTCCTGTCACAGCAGATGCAGGGTGAGGATATTGAAAGTCTGAAGGAAACCGATCCGATTGCTTATGCAGTCAAGGTCGCAGAACGTACGCAGCAAGAAAAGCAGTTGGCTCAATTACGCGCTGAACAGCAACGCATTGCTAGAGAGCAACAGGCCGAGCACGAAGCGGTGATGGAGAAGCGTCTTGTTGAGGAAGCTAAAAGGGTTGCCGAGGCAATTCCCGATTACGCGCATCCTGAGAAGGGTGAGAAGGTACGGTCTGAACTTCGGAGTTTTGCCAAGTCCATCGGGTATTCGGATGCTGAACTGGCAAATGCAACAGACTCTCGTGCTGTGTTGACATTGTGGATGGCAAGCCAGTACCAGAAACTGCAAAAGGCCAAGCCTGGTGTGACCAAGAAGGTCGCCGAGGCTCCCAAGATGCTTAGGTCTGGGAACGCGACAGGTAAGACCATAGCCACAGAAGCTGCAAAACAGGACTTTGCGCGGCTGAGAAAGACGGGATCTCGTCAAGACGCTGCCAGAGTATTTGAACGATTCTTATGATTTAGGAGTTAGAAATGACTGTTCCTTCAGGTACATTCCAGACCTTCACGGCTGTAGGCCAGCGTGAAGATTTGACTGATGTCATCTACAACATCAGCCCCACAGAAACCCCTATCCTTTCGTCGCTTGCTCGCACGAAGGCAACCGCTGTTTACCACGAGTGGCAGACGGATACCCTCGCAGCAGCAACCACCAACAACGCTCAGGTTGAAGGTGACGATGCAACGGCTGCAACCATCAGCCCAACGACTCGTCTTGGTAACTATACCCAGATCGTTGCTAAGACGATCCAGGTATCAGGCACGATGATGGCTGTTGATCTCGCAGGTCGCCGCGCAGAGAAGGCTTACCAGCTTTCTAAGGCTTCGCAAGAGCTTAAGCGTGACCAAGAGACGATCATCGCTGCTAACCAGGGGCGTTCTGCTGGCAACTCGTCAACGGCTCGCAAGATGGGTTCGTTGTTGTCTTGGCTCAAGACTAACTCGAACTACAACACCACGGACGGTGCTAACCCCACCACCATCGGTGTTTCGACCCGTAGCGATGGTACGACCCGTACCTTCACCGAGGCAATCCTCAAGGATGGAGTGCAGCAGGTTTACACCTCTGGCGGCAGCCCCAAGATCCTCGTGGTTGGCCCTGCACTCAAGCAGACCGTTTCGGCTTTTGCAGGTATCGCAGCACAGCGTTACATGGCTCCCGATAACGCTCCCACGACCATCATTGGCGCGGCTGACGTTTATCTGAGCGACTTCGGCTCGATCTCTGTTGTACCTGATCGTTTCGTCCGTAGCCGTGATGCGTTCATCCTCGACCCTGAGTACGCAGCGATTGGTTATCTGCGTCCGTTCCAGACGAACGAGCTTGCAAAAACTGGTGACTCTGAGAAGACCCAGATTCTTGCTGAGTTCACGATGGAAATGCGTAACGAAGCAGCCCACGGTATCCTCGCGGATCTGAAGACTGCCTAAGTTATAAACTGTGGTAAAAAGAAGGGAGGCGTAACAACCTCCCTTTTTTGTTGCTCGTTAAGGCTCGTTAAGGCTCGTTAAGGCTCGTTAAGGCTTATGAACACTAAGACTACATTCCACGCTACCGACGATCAGTTTGTGTTCCAGAGAACGCAAGAGATAACTGACATCGTCGAGCAGAACAAAGCCCTGTATAACGCCACAGACGAGCGTGAGCGATGGGGAGAGTGGACACGCTACGCACAGCTTCCCTTCGTTGTTGTTGATGACCTCAACGCCAAGGGCATCATGCGAGGGTTTGCGGTGATCGACGAAAAAAGATTCAGGGCGTGGATGAACGACCCAGAGAACAGACACTTCAGGACGAGGCCAGGTAAAGTATGAAAGTCGCTTTTTGCGTCCCATGTCGGGACACGATGATGACGGGAACGTCTTTTGATATGGCTCGATTGGCTGCGTATGACGGAGCGAATCGGGTCGGTAAACACGGTGGGGCTTTGTTGCTCTACACAGCACCTGGTACGCTCATCTTCTCCCAACGCGAGTCCTTAGCAAAAGAAGCATTGGCGGATGGCGCGGAATACATCCTCTGGGTGGACTCAGATATGAGATTCCCCAAGAACACATTGGAACGTCTATTAGCTCACGGCAAACAAATCGTCGGGGTCAATGCGGTTACGCGGCGAAAGCCTGTATTGCCCACGGCCATAAACTTTCACCAAGACAAGGAAATCTTCGAGAAGATCGAGAGTCGGGGGAAGAAGGGTATCGAGGCTGTGACTGCTGTAGGTTTTGGGGTTGTCTTAACCCACAAGTCTGTGTTTGACGCTATGCCCCAACCTTGGTTTGATGTAGTATGGGGGGCGGGTGGTCTGATTGGCGAAGATGTGCATTTTTGCGTGAAAGCCTTAGATCACGGTATTCAGACGTTCGTGGATCACGAATTGAGTCTTGAGATAGGACACATAGGGACGCACGAATATCGATGGAGCGATGTCGAATATGGCCCTAAACACTTACAGCGCACTGCAAACGACGATAGCTAATTATCTCTCACGAGATGATCTTACTGCCGCGATCCCAGACTTCATCCAACTCGCAGAGATTCGACTCCGTAGAGATCTACGCCTGCGGCAAATGCTTACGCAAACATCGGTTACGGCGACCGGTGGAGTCTCGACAATTAACCTCCCTAGTGACTTCCTGCAAGCAAGGGATGTGTACGTTGACTCTGACCCCGACTTCCCAGTTACGTTCGCAACGCCGAGCATCTTTATTCGGAACGGTCGGACGAACCAAAGTGGTGTACCAGCTTTCTACACCATCCTTGGGTCTACGATTCAATTTGCCCCAATTCCTGACAGCAATCACGACATCAAGATCCTCTATTACGCGGCCCCTGCGTTTTTATCTACGTCAAACACGTCAAATCTCTGGCTTACGACCTGTCCGGATGCACTCCTCTACGGGGCGTTAGGCGAGGCTGAGCCTTATCTTATGAACGATCCCAGGCTACAGACCTGGGGTGCGCTTTATGATCGCGCTATTGCTGCACTTACGCGTTCAGACGAGGAAGGTCAGTATTCGGGTGTGCCTTTAACGATGACGTTGGCTAAACGATGAGAGTCAACTTTGGTGAGTGGTTGCCGGATCAACCAGGGGTAGCGGGTGCGCTGGTTGAGGCGTTGAACGTTATTCCTCAACAGGTGGGTTATGGCCCTTTATCTGCGCCTAGTGAATGGAGCAATGCGGCTTCAGAGTCGCTTAATCAGGTTGTGTCTGCGACTTCTACGGATGAGTCAAACACGGTCTTTGCTGGCGGCGAGACGAAACTATTCAAGCTAGGAACAAACAGGAACCTAACGGACGTTTCTAAGGCTGGAGGTTATACAACCCCTTCGGATCAGAAATGGCGTTTCGCTCAGTTTGGCAACAGGCTGATTGCCGCTAATGGCGGTGACAGGCTTCAGGGATGGTTATTAGGCACATCCACAGCCTTTGCAGACCTTGGTGCTGCTGCGCCTAAGTCAAGGTATGTAACGACGGTCAGAGACTTTGTGGTTGCAGGATTCAACAACGGAACAACGGTTTACCCCAATAGAGTCGAGTGGTGCGCGTTGGGTGACGAAACAAGTTGGACACCTTCCGCTACAACACAGGCAGACTATCAGGACATCCCAGACGGTGGGCATGTCAAGGGTTTGACGGGCGGTGAGTTTGGGCTTGTGTTTATGGATCGTGCGGTTGTCCGTATGTCCTACGTTGGAAGCCCTCTTGTGTTTCAGTTTGACACGATCTCGCGTGGTTTAGGGTGCATGGAGGCTGGATCTATCGTTCAGTACGCAGGGTCGAGCTTCTTTTTGTCTGATGATGGGTTTTATGTCTGCAACGGGCAGACTGTGCAGTCTATTTCCGTTGAGAAGATTGATCGTTGGTTCTTTAATACAGTAGACATCTCGCAGTTGTCAACGATGTCTGCTGCTGTAGATCCTCTTAAAAACCTCGTTATATGGGCGTTTAAGACGGTAGACCAAACGACTGCTTTGCTTATCTACAACTTCAATCTTTCTAAGTGGTCTCATGCTGAGGTTACGTTAGATTCGATTGCATCTTCAACGGCGATCACGACATCTTCCTCGTCTGGTCTCACGTTAGAGCAACTAGACGCATACGGGAGCATTGATACGCTACCTGCAAGCCTAGACTCTTTTGGGTATACGGTTACGTCTAACCTTCTTACAGGAACCATAGGCACAAAGATCGCAGCTTTCTCAGGGTCAAACTTAACGGCCAGCATTATTACGCCTGACCTTTCCATGAATGACATGCCTTCGGTTGTTACTTTGGTAAGACCTGTCATTGACAGCGGTTCTTGTTCAGTACAGATCAACTCCAGAAAGCGTTTGAACCAACAGACAGACTTCACGGGTTCCACATACGCCTCGAACTCTGACAACAGGATAGGTCTACGCTCGGCAGGAACCTACCATCGTTTGAACGTCATTCCTTCTGGTGTCTGGACTTCCGCGGTTGGTTTGGATGTGACGGTTGTGCCGCAGGGTATGCGATGATCTTCAGGACGCTACCTCCGTTTGGTGGCGATCAGCGAGCCGTTGCTGAGATTGTCCGCAATATCATGGACGGTAAGACGAACAACACCGGAACGGTGACGCTTGCCACAGGAAACGCCACTACGACCACGATTACAGACGCAAGGATAGGGGTAGAAAGCAAGATCATCCTTGTTCCCTACTCTGCTAATGCCTATGCTGATTCGATCCCGTATGGCTCGTTTTACGACGTTAACGATCAATCTGCTGCAAGCACGACGACAGCGTATGCGATTACGTTTTCTAATACCGACCTGACGAACAACGTTTACCTCTCTAACTCAAGTCGGATTAACGTGAGGGCGGCAGGTAAGTACAACTTCCAATTCTCGATTCAGTTCGCTAACGATGACTCGCAGATCCAAGATGTAGATGTGTGGGTAAGAAAGAACGGAACCGATATTGCCGACTCAAACTCAAGATTCTCGATTGACTCTAAGCATGGGTCGGTAAAGGGTCATGTCATTGCTGCGCTTAATCTCTTTGTAGACCTTGCGGCTAACGACTACATCGAGTTGATGTGGGCTACAACGTCAACGCTTGTCATCATCGAGCATATCCCCACTCAGTCGAGCCCTACGCGTCCTGCGACTCCTTCTGTGATTGCCACGATGCAGTTTGTGGGTGGGTTTTCTAACGGTGGTGTGTATGTTTCGAGCGTGACGAACGGTTCTGCTGTGATTACGCATTTCCCAAATGCAACCTCTGACAAAACATACGGTTATGTGGTGGTCGGATGAATGTTCAATACATCAAACAAGACGAGCTTAGGGGTGTCTGGCAGTACATCAAACCAGGATTGGAAGTCATCCTTAAGAAAAGCCCAGAATCGTGGATACCTGAAGACATTTACTCGGACTGCTTTACGGGAAGATCACTTCTTTGGGTGTTTGTTGAGGATAACTCTGTTGTGGGCTTTGTTGTTTTGCAGCCTATCGGCGATAATTTGCATATTTGGTGCGCTTATGGCAAGGGAGATAGTCGTGCAGGCTTGGATCATGTTCTCGGCATTGCGAGAAGTGGTGGCGCGAAAACTATCAGCTTTGATTCGTGGCGTAAAGGCTGGGATCGCAAGGCTAAGGCGTTAGGTTTTAGACCCCGTAAGTGGGTGAGAGAGGTTTAACATGGCTGGCGGTACGACAAACACGGTTACGAGAACCGAACTTGACCCGACAATGCGTCCTTATGTCCAGTACGGACTAAGCGAGGCGCAAAGACTCTATCAGCAAGGTGCTCCTGAGTTTTTTACAGGCCAGACCTATGTAGGCCCGTCTCAGCAGACACAATCTGCGCTTTCTGCGATGCAGACAAGGGCTATGCAAGGCAACCCGCTTGTGCCTTTGGCGCAACAGCAGTTGGCAACGACGCTCGGTGGTTCTCGTGCTGAGACATTGGCAGGCGCGACAAGTCCCGTCTTAGCTAACACGGTTGCAGGCGGTTATCTCGGACAGAATCCGTATTACACGGCAGCACTACAGCCTGGGTTCCAAGCAGCAACGACTCAGTACCAAGACGCTATCAACCAGATGCGGTCTCGCGCCTCTCAGGCGGGGCGATACGGAACTAACGAAGCATTAATGAGTCAAGAGCAACGCGCGCAAGGCGCACTTGCTAACGCTCTTGCAGGGCAGGCTGCACAGTTGGGTTACTCTGGTTACGAGGCTGAGAGAGGTAGGCAACAACAAGCACTAGGCATGGGACTAGATCTCTACGAAGCAGAGAGGGCCAGACAGCAAGCAGCTATCGGTGCTGCTCCAGGTTTGGCCGCACAGGACTACACGGACATAGGACAGCTAGCGCAGGTTGGGCAGGCGACAGAAGGCTACCAACAGGCAGCACTTCAGGATGCAATACAACGCTTTAACTTCCAGCAGCAAGCACCTTACACGGCACTTCAATCGTTCTTGTCTGGTGCTTACGGTGCGCCAATGGGTCAACAAACAATTCAGCCGACTTACTCCAATCCACTTGCGGGGATGCTCGGTGGTGCTTTAGCAGGATCTAAACTTGGAAGCACGGTTCCGGTGCTCGGAACAACTGCTGGTGCAGCATTGGGTGGTCTCGTTGGTTTGCTTGGGAGGTAATCGTGTCAACTAGCAACTTCCTTAGCGGTGTATTTGGTGAAATGCCTTCCTACATGGGAGGCTTGTTAGGCGCAGAAGATCAGGAAAAACTTAGGCAGCAGGCACAAGATCAGGGATTGCTAAACCTTGGTCTTACGCTACTTGCTGGATCAGGAAGAAGTCCTGTTCGTAGAACTACAGGAGAATTAGTAGCACAAGGTTTACAAGCAGGCCAGCAAGCCTACCGTGGTGCTATGCAGCAAGCGGTGCATGACAGGATGACTGCGCTCCAGCTTGGCGAGATGGCAAAGAAACAAAGAGCCGAGCAAGCATTGCCTGGTCTTATTCAGGGCGCTATGGTTGCTCCTCAAAGAGAGTTTACGGATCTTGAGCGGATGGAGATGCGTACTCCTTCGGTTGCTACGGGGCCAGCTCGATTTGATCCTCAGCAGTTTTTACAGAGAGCAACCGCTGCTGGTGTATCGCCAACGGTTGCCATCCCGCTAGGTCAACAGATTCAATCTTTTACTAAGCCACAAACAAAGGTTTACAAGCCTGGCGATGTAATCATGGACGAAGTAACTGGTCAGGTTTTGCATACTGTCCCACAAAGTTCCGAGATGGGGTATATGTCAACAGACCAAGGTATTTTTGCGTATGACAAAAATGCAAAAACACCGTCTTTAGTAAAAGTTATGGATGCTGGCGGCAAAGGGTTTACAGGGGAAGCGGCAAATTATGCGCTTAGTGAATATGGCACTAGCGATCCTGCAAAACTAACCCCAAAACAAAGGCAAGACGTTTGGCAGAAAGGTGTCATAGAGTCTAAAAAAGCTGGGGCTACTAATGTTGGGGTTAACGTCCCAACTCAAAGCGAATTTGGAAAAGGTGTTTTTGCTAGCTATCAGGGTATTCAAGATGCTGCTGGCAATGCAAGAACAACGCTTGGTGTTGTTGGTCAGCTACAAGGATTCCTTGATGCTGGAGTGAAAACAGGTTTTGGAGCCGAGTCTAGGGCAACTCTTAATCGAATCGGTCAGGCAATTGATCCTAACTTTAAGGTTCCAGAAACCGCTGGTATTGAGGCAGTTCAGGCAGCTACGGCGCAGCTTGTTTTACCGCAGGTTAAATCGCTTGGCGCAAATCCGACAGACAAAGATTTGGCATTTATTGCTAAATCATCGCCGGAATTATCTAAGTCAGTTGAAGGTAATAAACTAATACTCGAAGCATTACGAGTTAAAGCGGAGCGGCAACTTGCTGACGCTGATTTCTCTTCAAGATGGGTTCAAGAAAACGAAAAAATTATTGCGTCAAATCCTATCAAAGCTAAGGCTGAACAAGACAGGGCTTTGGAAAACTTTAGGCAAACGTCTCCTGTTTACACAACGTCTGGAGACCAATTAAGGCGTAAGTTTGAAGGGCTTAAATCTGTCGGGTCTGCCGGACTACCTCCAGGCGTAAGAGTTACTAGGGAACGCTAATGAAAACCTACAGCGTCGAGATTCCAGGCCAAGGTCGGTTTCGCGTAGAGTCCGAGCAAGAACTTACGGACGATCAAGCGTATCAAGCGGCACTGACGCAGGCTCAAAAAGAGCCTCCTACGCAAAGACTTCGCGCTGCCGCTCAAGGTTTTACGATGGGCGCGTCTGACGAGGCTGAGGCTGCGATTGTTTCTCGGTGGACGGGAAGGCCGTACGACGAGGTTCTTAGCGAGATCCGCACAAAGATCAAGGCTTACCAACAAGCACAACCCGTTGAATCAACTGGCGCTGAATTGATGGGCGCAGCGGGTATGGGTTTACTAACCGCTCCGCTTACCGGAGGCGCATCTATCCCAATGACGCTAGGACGCGCTGCTGCGCTTAGTGGGGCGCAAGGTGGCATCACTGGATTTGCGTCTGCTGAAGGTGGGATGCAAGAGCGTGGTGCAGGCGCGGTTACTGGAGCGGTTACAGGTGCTGCGCTCGGCCCGATTGCTCAGAAGGGCATGGAGGCTCTTGGTTTTACTGCTGACAAGGTTGTTGATTGGGCTAGGCGCAACATAGGTGGCCGAGGAAGCAAGGCTGTTGAGACAGAAATCCAGAGGCTTGCAAGCACTAGCGGCATGACAACGGATGAGATCGTTGATCGTATTGCCAAGGGCGAGATCATGGCAGAAAACGAGACGCTGAGAACAGCGGTCCGCGCTCTGTACTCGCAAGGAGGTTCTGCTTCCAACATTATTAGGGAGGCATTAACGGTCCGACCTGAAGCGTTTAGAAAGTCTGCTCAAAGCATGATGCAGGCAGGCTTAACACCTGGCGTTAATAAGAGCGTGCTTCGCTCTATGAAGATGACTGATGACGCTGCAAGAGCAGCAGAGCGCCAGGCATACAAACAAGCCTTTGAACAAGGAGGGATCATCTCTCCTGAGCTAACACTAGCCTTTGGCGATGCAATCAAAAAAGTTCCTAATGTAGTTGAAAACATCAACCGCAATTACCGAGCAGAAACAGGTAAGAAAAACTTTTTTGAGGTTGTTGATGGCAATGTAAAGTTTGATAAAGGCGCAACACTTGAAGATTTCGAGATTGCAAGAAGGGCTTTGCGCGACGAGGCAGATCAAGCCTATCGAGCAGGACAGGGCTCTTATGGAGAGATTCTTAAAAACCTTGAGTTAAATATCAAGACCGCACTAGACGCAGCGTCTCAACCTTTGGCTAAGGCCAGGGCAGGTGCTGCTGCGTTACGTCAGGCAAGAGACGCGTTTGGTGAAGGAAGAAAGTCTCTCACGAAAAGTGCAGACCAAGTTGATCTTGAAGTTCAGGGGTTAAACGCACAGCAATTACAGGCATATCGCTCTGGCGTTATGGACTCATTCCGAAACAAGTTCACTACGGGTCAGCGAAAGTCTTTGATGAACACACTTGCAGATCCTGAGAGCAAAGAAGCAAAAATCTTAAGGTCTGTGTATCCGCAAGACTCGCTTTCCGACTTGATGAAGAAAATTGATCTTGCGTCTCAATCTCAAAAAACCGCAACCTCGGTTCTTGGCGGGTCTCAGACCGCTCCTAGCTTGTTACAAGCTCAAAAAGTTGGTTCTAACGTGTCTGCTCAAGAGATGGTTTCGGCTATGGGTGGAGATCCCTTCGCTTTATTGAACGTAACCCGTAAAATCCTAAGTAGCAAAACTCAAAATCTTTCTGAGCCTGACCGTGAGCGTGTTGCAAAAATTTTGGTTGAAACAGACCCGACTCTTGTTAGAAGGGCATTACAGGACGATAGTGTGATGGCAGATTTACAGCGTAGGGTCGGTCAAATTATGGGCGGCACTGCGGTAGGCGCAAGAAGCGCTGGGGCGTATGGCGCTGGGGCTTACTTAACCCCATCGTTGCTAGCGGAGTAATTATGGCAAAGACAAAGATTTCCGAGTTCTCCTCAACTCCAGGCAACAACACCGATATTGATGGCATTGACATTGCCGAGGGCTGCGCTCCCAGTAACATCAATAACGCGATTCGTGAGCTTATGTCACAGCTCAAGAATCAGCAGGCCGGATTAGATGGCGACACCTTTACGACTAATGACGTTCTCACGGTTTCAGGTGTAACGGCTAACGCAGGCCGCGTAAGGCTTGGTGAAGATGCAGACAACGGAACAAGCTACACAGAACTCAGGTCTGCCGCGTCTCTTGCCTCTAACGTTACTTTCGTTCTTCCCTCTGCTGATGGTTCAGCTTCGTCTCTAGTCCAGACAGACGGTTCAGGAAACCTATCCTTCCAGGCCTCGACGGGAACAGGGAACATCGTACGCGCATCTTCTCCTGCGCTTACGACTCCAGACCTCGGCACACCTTCTGCGGTTAACCTTTCTAACGCCACCAATCTACCGATCTCAAGCATTGCAAGTCTTGGGTCTGGTGTCGCTTCTGCGCTCGCGGTCAATGTTGGCTCATCGGGCGCCTTTACGACCTTTAACGGCGCGATGGGGACACCATCAAGCATTACCCTTACTAACGCAACCGGAATGCCGCTGTCGGGCGTTACGGGGCTAGGTACGAACGTAGCGACTGCGCTGGGTGTAAACGTAGGATCTACAGGCGCATTTGTCACGACTTCGGGTTCTGGTGCTGCTGGAACCTG